TGGGCGGCAGAGGACAAGACCAGAGAGTCGGAACGCTCTAAGATTATTTCCCCTGCACTGCAACAAGCGGTTGAGTCATCCGTTGCGGAACTAGAGGAAGCTACCTTTGGTCGTGGCAAGTGGTTTGACATTGAGGATGACGTAGCGGACAACGAGAAGCGTGATATAGCGATGTTACGCGAAGTCCTATACAAAGACTTTAAAAAGAATAAAGTCCGTAAGAATGTAGCTGAGTGCCTTATCAACGCGGCTGTATTCGGTACAGGTATCGCTGAAGTAGTATTAGAAGAAGAGAAAGAGTTTCAACCTGCTACACAGCCTGTAATGGGTGGGGATTTAACAGCAGTTGGTGTCAACATCGTAGATAAGACTTGCGTAAAGCTACGACCAGTAATGCCACAGAACTTCCTTATCGACCCACTAGCTACTTCCATTGAGGAAGCACTGGGTTGTGCGGTAGATGAGTTTGTACCTACACACTTGGTAGAGCAACTACAGGAGTCAGGCGTATATCGTGACATCTATGTAGGCACTTCTGCTCCAGACTTTGATATCGAGCCAGATAAAGACCTTTCAGTGTTTGAGGATGATAAGATACGTTTAACTAAGTACTATGGTTTAGTACCTCGTCATTTATTAAAAGCGGCTCAAGAAGAATCAGAAGATGAAGAAGTAGAAGAACTAGTCGCTAATGAAGAGAGTGATTCATACTACGTAGAGGCTATCGTTGTTATTGCTAATGATGGTACTTTACTTAAGGCTGAAGAGAATCCATACATGATGGGTGACAGACCAGTCGTTGCATTCCCGTGGGATGTCGTTCCTAGCCGTTTCTGGGGTCGAGGAGTATGTGAGAAAGGGTATAACTCTCAAAAGGCGTTAGACGCAGAACTACGCGCTAGAATCGATGCCTTAGCACTTACTATCCACCCAATGATGGCTATTGATGCTACACGTATGCCTAGAGGTGCTAAAGCAGAGGTACGAGCAGGTAAGACTATCCTAACCAACGGCAACCCTGCTGAAGTCCTACAGCCATTAAACTTCGGTAATGTTAGTCAAGTTACCTTCGGACAAGCCGCTGAACTACAAAAGATGGTACAGACAGCTACAGGTGCTATTGACTCTGCGGGTATCTCTGGCTCTATCAACGGTGAAGCAACAGCCGCAGGTATCTCTATGAGCCTCGGTGCTATCATCAAGCGTCATAAGCGTACCCTAATCAACTTCCAAGAATCATTCCTTATTCCCTTCGTAACTAAAGCCGCACATCGTTATATGCAGTTTAACCCTGAGCGTTATCCTGTAGCGGACTACAAGTTCCACACCTCTAGCAGTCTAGGCATCATTGCTCGTGAGTATGAGGTAACACAGCTTGTACAGTTACTACAGACTATGCAACAAGACAACCCCATGTACTCACAGTTGATTATGTCAATCATTGATAACATGAACTTGTCTAACCGTGAAGAACTTATCTCTGCGTTGCAACAAGCTAATCAGCCTAACCCACAGGCACAGCAAGCACAACAAGCTATGCAACAAGCACAAATGGAGTTCCAGAAGTCACAGACTTCAGCACTACAGGGACAGGCTTCAGAGTCACAGGCTAGAGCGCAGAAACTTGCGGCAGAGGCTCAGGCAGTACCACAAGAACTTGAGATTGACCGTATCAAGGCTGTTACAGCTAACCTTAAATCAGGCGATGCGGATGACAAAGAGTTCCAGAAGCGTCTTAAGATATCAGAGCAGTTACTGAAAGAACGTGAAGTAGCTGTTAAAGAAACCCAACAAGGAAAAGCAAATGATAACACAGCGTCAATTCAACGAGGCATTGGAGCAGGTGAACAAGGCATTCCAACAGCAAGACCAGAAACTAGCGGCATTGGAAGCAGACCTCCGCGACCTCAAGGAATCCCGCAAGGAGAAATCTAATGCCAACAAAAAAAGACCCAAGACTAGCTAGAGCAGGAGTCTCTGGCTTTAACAAGCCCAAGCGTACACCTAGCCACCCTAAGAAGTCTCATGTAGTGGTGGCTAAAGAAGGTGATAAGATTAAGACTATACGCTTCGGTGAGCAGGGTGCAAGCACAGCGGGCAAGCCTAAAGCAGGTGAGTCCGCTAAGATGAAAGCTAAACGTAAGTCCTTCAAGTCCAGACACGGCAAGAACATTGCTAAGGGTAAGATGTCTGCGGCTTACTGGGCTGATAAAGTTAAATGGTAATCGGGAGAATACTATGCCATACGGTAAAGGTACATACGGTAGTAAAGTAGGAAGACC